CATTAGGATCTGTTTTGTAATCAAAACCCAAAGCTTCCATGAAGCACCCAAAGTGTTTGGATGCTTCTTCAATACGAATTTTCTTTTCGTCTTCTGTGTAAGGAATATTACCGTTAGATTGAATCATATATTTAAAATATTACAGACCGGCAAGAAGTTCTTTGAGTTTAGCGTCTGTGTCGTCTTCGGAAGTTGAAGATGAAACTGGAGTGGATGAAACCTCTGGTTTCTTTTCAGGAATCTCTGCTGACTCTTTAATACCTGCAAAGATACTATCCAGAGCTTCATCTTTTTCTTTCTTAGCGGGTGAAGGTGTTGGAGCAGACACTACTACATCGTCATCTTCATCTGAAGTATCTTCCACTACATCAGAAACACAGAAGTAGTGTTGATCCAGCATGCGTTGAAGTTCTGCTTGGGTTTTAGGTTTGAAGAACTTATTCAAGTCATGAATATTATTATAAACCTCATCCAATTTCTTTTGATCGATACCTTCTAGTTTAGAAGGAGACATAAACTTGGAAGAAGTGTATGTGGTCATCATACGATTAGATCCACCAAAACTAGCAGAACGAGATTCACATTTAATTTTGAAAGTGCATCCATCGGATAGATCAAAAATCTTAACACCAAATTCATCTGCATCATCTCCATCAATAGCATTATTGATAATTTTAGCCAATTCTTTACCATAACGAATGACTTTAACTTTACCTTCGTTCTCTGGATTAGTGGGATCTGAAATTACATAAGCGTTAACCATCCAATTCTCTTTGCGAGAAATTTCTTTAAGTTTACTCTTTTCTTCAGGAGAACCTGTATTATAGGTTTTAAGAACATAAGAATCAATAGGACAAGATTCTCCATAAGTGGTGGGACAAAGAGTAGTAACAAATTGACCTGTAGCTAAACTCTTCCAAGAGTGGTGATAGTAATGGAAGATAGTATTCTTAGGTTCAATTACATTAGGAATCAGACGAACCAAATAGGTTTTTCCTGATTCAAATTTCATGATCTCTTTAAAAGAACTTTCACCGTTCTTATTGTTAAGAGAGGTTTTAATAGCATCGAACATGTTTTTTGTAAATGTCATAATATTAGATTAGGTTGATTAGATTTTAGATTATATAGTGGTTTGTTAAGAGTTCAAGCTTTTATCAATAAAAAGTTTTAATTTGATAAAAGCTTTGATTAAAAATGGTCGAAGTTTTTCGGAATTAATATACTTTTGTCTATATTCCAAAAAGTTTTTACCAAAGTCCCCTAAAAAGAATTCTTTGGTATCTTCTGCCATTTCATTTATATATGAAGAAACGTTATCAAATTCCATTAAAGAATAAGGATTGATTTCGTTTTTCTTAATGTGATAAACCCACGAATTTTCTGATCCGTTTTCTTTAAAAGATAGATAATCGTGGAGTTGTATTTTGTTTTTTAAACAAAACCTAGAGATAAAAACCAAAGATTCTTTAACAGAATCAAATTGGGTATCTGGTAAGGTTTGTGTTAAAAGTTGTTTGTATATAGTATAAGATTTGATAGCCCTCGGGGAAGAAAAATAATTTAAATCAAAATACTCTACATCATTGTAGAGCTTGTATGGTGCTTTAAAATAAGCAGTCATATCCACATCCGGATATCTGGTAAAAAAATTAGATAATCTTTTCACTGCAACATATTTTGCATCTTCTTCAAATCCCTCGAAAGACTTTTTGATCTTAAAAGGTTTGTTTCTCATGGTGCGAGAAACTACTAAATGAGTGTTGTATATTCTTATTTCTAATGAAGTCACATCAAAGATTTTTTAAATAGTCGTTTTGTGTTCTTTGATTTTAATAGAGAAGGATAAAGTTGCAAGAGGTTTAATAAAGCTTCGTTTATGTTTTCTGAGTGGGTTACGTAAATAAAAATTTCTCTAAGATCTTTACTTTCTAAAATAGAAGTAAAAAGAGTAGATGGATTGATTTTTTTATTTTTAATAATAGACAAAAAAGACCCAAATTTAAATACTCCTAATATATATTCCTTAGTACATATTTGACACAGAGGATCATTTCTGCTAATAAAGTCATCTAGTATTTTCTCATTAAACATCTAAAGGTGAAGTTATTTACCCGTTAGATATTTTTTTGTCACTCAACTGAACTTTTCTAAAGCATTAGAAGCCTCATTTAAAGCACTTTGTGGGTCTTCTACTTCAAAATGATCCGGATTGGTTTCTTTTAAAGTTAAGGTCTCGTAATTGCATTTAAAAGAACTGTGGCCAAAATTAGGACCAAAGCGATTCTTTTGAAGTCCCATATTAACAACTCCTAATTCTCTATCTTCTTCGGTTTGCCACAAAGAACATATGATGTCACAAGTGCTCGCCAAACCTATAGACTCTGCAATACTTTCCATACCGGGAGATGTTGTATTAAATGATGCACGTTGAAGTTGTGTGGCTGATACTACAGGTATATTGTATTTAAAAGACATGGCTCTTAATTGTTCTGCTATTTCTTTTACTTCAGAATAAGAATTTTGATTCTTTGTTGTTGGTAAAAGAAGATTGATATAATCAACCACTAAAATATCAGGTTTAAATCCTTTGTGTGATAGTTTAGTAATATAAGCATCAATATGTCTTACGGTAATACTTTTAGGAGCATATTCTTTAACAATCAATTTACTATTAATGTTTTTGTAAATGTGTTGTAATTGTTCTTTAAGTTCTACTGTATAAGTCTTTAAATCGCTTTGAGGGATTTGAGTTAATTGAGAAGAAATTCTTTTGGAATACATGAATTCGGACATTTCTAAAGAAACCAAAAGAACATTCTTGTCTGCTAGAACCATATTAGTGGCTACGTTACCTAATACAATAGATTTACCTACATTTACCTGGCCAGCAAATACTGTCAATGTCTTGGGAAACAAACCACCCTCACACTTATCATCAATCAATTTCCACCCAGTAGGAATAGCTTTGTATGTGGCAGTTAATTCTTTAATGTGTTCATCAACTTCTTCGAAATACCAATGTCCTAAATCTTCTCGAAGATTGATTGCATAAGCTTTTTCAAAGTCTTGTAATGTTTCTCCTGTGTCTACTTTACCATTAGAAAACTTTTCTGCTGTCTTGACAATTGTATTATAAAGACATCTTTCTTTTAAGAATCTTTCTGTATTGGAAAGTAATTCATCTTTATTAAAATTACTATCAATTTGTTTAAATCTAGCCGCTACTTCATTAAAAGACTTTTTTTCTTCTTCTAAAGTAAGACGAGATTTAATTTCTGTTAAAGAAGGAACTGTTCCTCTCTCATTAAAGAATGATATAATATTCTTAAAAACAACTTTAATGTTTTTATCATTGAAATAGGATATATCTACGTGTTCAACAATAGAAGCCAAATATTCTTGACTGAGAAGAGAATTGAAAAGAATAATATTTTCGTAGTAATCCAGATCTAATTTGGATTCAGAATGCATTACTCTATATTATCAACTTCTTCCTCAATATCACTCACTGAACTTTTACCATAACAAAGATTTTCTTGTAAAGCTTTTTCAAGATCAGGCATAATCTTTTCCCAGAATTGAGCATTATTTTCTAGATCTTTGCGATAACCCAAACTTTCTCCTTTATACATTACTGTACGACCTGGTTTTTCAATGACTTTAAATGCTTCTGCAATTTCAAAAAGACCAGTATATTTGTTAAGACCTGATTTGAAATTGAGATAAAGTTCTGTTTTGAGATAGTTAGGAACAAAACGATTTTTAACAGTCAAAGCTCCAAGAGTAACACCAGAAATATTATGCGCAATTGCTACAGACTCTTGATCAGGATTATCTGCAGATTTTTCATTACGTGTACTCAATTGAACCAAAACCGAAGCTAGATAAATCGGTCCTTTACCCCCAGATTGATTCTTTACTAGTGTAGGAAACATTTCCATTCCCTCATAAACGTGATTAGAAAACAAAATAGGAACTTTGGCTTTAGCTGCTTTGTATGTCAAAACACGCATCATGGATTTGATACAATTGTGACTAATAAGATTGTCTTCTGTGATGCAGAAAGTAGAATCATCTTCTACTTCAATGTCTATCATATCCATCACTTCATTGACTGCAGTGATTTCTGAAATTTCTACTTCTTGATATTGGTCTTCGATAAATGTTAGGTCATTATTATTCATGTAAAATTATTTCTTCTATTTTTGTTTTTAAATTTTGAACGGTTAATAAAGGATTTTTCTTATAATCTCTTTCCCATACTATAATAACAGGTAATTGGGTTTTTTCTACTATGTATTGTAATCTTTTTTCATCACGTTCCCAAATTTCTTTAGCTGTTTTAATTTGATTACCAAGTCTATTTAAAACATCATCTGCATCATAAATTTCAGGATTTGCATGCCAAAAATCCCCATAAAATTCTATTATTACTTTTTCTCCCACCAAAAAATCAACTGTATAAGGATATATGTTTGTGTGTACTTCTTCTTTTATGGTCCAATTAGTAATTTCTTTTAATTCTTTTATAAATTTTTGTGAAATGATACTTTTGGTTTTTACTTTAACACCGCCAAACATTCCTTTAGATCCTTCTTTTAAATAAGATTCCATTCTTTTAGATGTCATCTCTTTAATTTTTTCTGGAGTCCATTGTGATATTGTTTTTAAATATTTTTCTTTTCGTTTCTTTTCAGCTTCTGGATTTTGTGTTGTGTGTGTATATCCAGTTCTTAAAAAATATGTCAATTGACCCTTTTGAGCTGCTAATGACGCGTAATTTTCACCGTATCTTTCAATTTTTGTTTTATGTGCTTCTTCTTGAAAATTGGGCAAATTGAAATTGTATTCTGTGCCATATTTTTGTAAACAAGTTTGTTTTCTTTTCTCTAATCCATTTATTGAATTAGATTTAGCAGCACACTTTTTGCATTTTACGTTAAAGTTATCAGTAAACTTTAAAGTATTTGTATTTCTTAAAGCAAATATTTCAGATATTTTTATGTCTGATTGTATTTGCTTTTGACAATCTTTACAAAAAATTTGAAATGTGAGTGGTGTTTCTTTTTTAGATAAATTTAACTTGATTTCGATTCCCTTTTTTTCTGCTGTCCAAATATAAAATATTTTACCAGTTTTACCGGTGTTTTTAAATACTTTAATATTGGTAATTAAAACAGGATCAAAGTTAGGTTTATAAAAAATATTATTAATATCTAAAAAATTTAGAAAGAGTTTAAAGTCCATAATTTTATTTATGGACTTTGCTCGTTATTTATCAAAGAGCTAAACTTACTAATTTATCAGTTTGTATAATTTTTTGCGCTTCTACGTAAACTAATTGATTTTCTCTTTTAACTAAAAGGCGATGTTCTTTAGAAAGTTTAATTTCTTTACCTGATTTAGTTTTAATTACCAAATAAGATTCATGTGAAACATTCCATTTATTTTTAATTTTACGATATCTACCCAAATGAGTAAGAACCTCTTCTCCCTCACAAACATCTTTTAATTTTTTGATGCCTTCTTTAGTTTTAACTAAAGTATCAGGACATAAACATTTTGCGCGCTGACCCACATCTGCAGCATCTTTTCCTGAAGCAGCGTCTTTAATTTCTTTAGCAGAAGCTAAATTACCCAAAGAATCAATAGTAGCAATGAATTTCAAATCAGGGTTGGATTCTCTTGCTTTAATTACATTGTCTAAAAACATAGACATTTGATTTCTACAATCTTCTACTGTCTCTACCGGATAATATTTTACACGAGAAGTGTCCATTCCAACGTTTTCTGCGCTTCTTTTATCTACTGCTACTTCGGAATCCCAAATAACAGGGATGTAACCTTTCTTTTGAGCATTCGCCATAATCTTATTCATGATAAGAGTCTTACCAGCCATAGAAGGACCTGCAAATCCGGTAATTCTACCTGATGGGATTCCTTTATACATAGAACCACTAATAATAGCGTTCAGTGCATAAGAACCTGTATCAATCCATTCATCTGCAGTGGATAAAGTAGAAGCTTCTAAAACCTCTGCATCTGGATTAAGAGCGTCTACTGATTTGAATATATCTTTTAGTGAGTCTAGTTCATTTTTTGCCATATCATTGAATATAATAAACTACTTTTTAATAATTTCAAGCGACAAAAAAAGGTCTTTGAAATTAATCAAAGACCTTTTTGCTATTCTTATTATTTTTCTTATTCGTCATCAAACAGCTTCACAACATCTGGAGAAGCTTGTGGCTGAGATTGCTGTGGTTGGGAGGGTACTCCATTAAAGAGTTGTTTATATTGAGCTTGAAGTTTAAAATCCAAAGCTACATCATTAGCTTCTGTAATAAAATCCCTCTTATATGACCAAGAAGTGGATCCTGTTTTATCTGCCAAAAATTCTCTAAAGAATAGTGGTAGAATTTGTAGGGTTAGTTGGCCTGAATTTGGATTAGGAGAAATATGAACTACTGCTGGATTTTTAACTACTAGATTTTTGTCTGTAGTTTGTTCATTGTTTTTTTCTCCGATAATAGTTCTTCCGACAGTGTCGAAGAATACGATTAGGTTTGTATTTGTTTCCATGGTTTAATTTATATTGTTAAAGTTCAAACGGCACTGTTTCTTTTTTTGAAAGATTGTTTACGATTTCTAATACCTGGTTAGTTCTTTCTTCTACTGAACCTGAAATGTAATGTACTGGTACCCTAAATTCGTCGATAAGAATTTCGAAATTATGAACCACTTTGTCGTAAAAGTCTTTATTTACTGAACGAACACCATCATCAATTAGTGGTAATTCTGGGACTACATAACAAATAGCATCATATTTGTATACCATTTGTTGAAAGAGGTTTTCGAATACCTGTTGCATTTCATGATTCATTTCATCATAAAAATACATAGTATATGCCATACCATCTAAAGCACAACGATCTAAAATAGCATTACCTGGTGTATGAAGAAATTCATAAAACTTCGTCATAACATAAAGTTGAGTGGTAGTATTACCCAATTCATTAATAGGAATACCCAATTCTTTAAGACCCCTCAAGAGATTACTACGAAAAATAAAATTATCCAATTTTCCTGAATCTTTAAGAGCATTTACTAAAGTTGTCTTGCCTGTAGAATGAGCACCTGAAATACAAATTTTCATATTTAAATAATAACACCTTTCTGTGTTTTTTCAATATACTTTTTGAATGTAAAAATATTATAAAACATATTTTTTAATTGTTCCGCATTTGGATCTTCATCGATGAAATCTACTAATTTGATTGACCATTTTTCTTTCAATCCAAATTCATCATCATATCGTTTATTGAGTAATCCCGCTACAATGGGATTAGAAGTATCAATACTAGTAATATAATGATCTAAATTGTTTTCAAAATACAAAGAAAATTCTCTTGGTAGAGTAGCACCCAGGAGATGATGTTTTATATAAGGCCTTATAACACGATCTTTTACTAAACGTTCAACCAACATAGCTCGGCCTAAAGCATATTTTTTCCAATTATTATTAGGAATAGAGTTCCAATAATCCGGAATCTTCAAATTACTCACTAAAATTTCATCTTCATAAGAATTGATAAAATAATCATCTACGAAATTAAAGGCTATTTTATTTACTTTGTAAGTAGTAGCAAAAAATTCATAACATTCTTTAAATTCTTCATAGGTTTTACCGTGAACTACTGCGATCTTCTTACCGGGAAGATCATCATATTTGGAAATAAAATTTTTATAACTTTCAATAGTTCCATCCTTATCATTAAAGACGTCTGGAATAATATACTCTGTGGGTTTTAATTCCTTAACCCAATAAGCAAATTGTTCTGGGTCGTAAGATTCACCCAATTCAAATAATGAATTGTCTAACAATACATGACGGCCTTTTCGAACAGATTCAAAATAAAAATTTCTATATTCAGAATGTGTAGGCAATAGATGTACTAGTGCATAATCGTATGAATTATAAGCCAAAGATTCTTTTAAAAGAGGAATTGGAGTTTCGTGTGATACTAGCATGCCGAAATTATACGTTATTACGAAAATAAATCAAATAAATCTGTTTGAACCTCTTTTCCCATTTGCGGTAATCTCCAACCAATAGCATCGTATACATTTTCAATGGGTGGTACTACAATCTTTTCAAACATTTTATCATAATCAATTTTGATGTTACTAAATTCTTTAGGATATTCATTAATAAATGCAATAGCATCTAAATTGTAAGGATTCTTCATTGCATAGAAATATTTGATCTTTTGCCCTGATCGAATACTTTCATATTTAGAGACTACCTTATGTTCTTGTAATAAAAGGTTGTGTGCAATAGAAGCCTTAACGTGACACGGTGTTCCCTTTTCGAATTTGTTTAGAGAAGCAGTAGAAGAATATTTGTCATAATCTTTGACTGCTTTTCGGAATGCTGCTTCTGTAACATCCAATGATTTGAAATCGTTATAAGCTTCTCTAAAAATATCATTAGTCTTCTTGACGTCTTTTGTCAAGAAAGCAGTCTCAATGGTTTTCTTGATAAATTCTTTAACTCTTTTAGGTGTTGTAGATCGAGCTACTTCCACCCCGACATACTTGAACTTATTACAAGCGACTCCTTCTTCATCTAAAATGTGAAGAATGTATCTTTTCTTTTGTAAGAAAGTACCCACATCGGCAATAGCTTCTCTTTTAAATTCAAATCGCGGATCAATAGAATTTAATTCTTGTCGAGCCCATTCTAGAATTTCTTCGTTAACATATTTTTCTAGATCATTTACAATTTCATGAGCTTGTTCGGTGACGTGATTTTTTTTTGATAATTTAATATCAGCTTTATTTAAAATAGGTTGAATGGTGACGTAGCAGGAGTCGGTGTCATTGTATATGTCAATAGGTTCGGTAACACCATATTTTTCATTGGCTCTTTTTTGTAAAATTTCAGATCCTGTTTTGGCTACCATTTGACCAGTTAATGTAATAGAAGAAGCATTATCAATGTCCACAAACGGCGAATATTTGTTAGCCATAATTCCGTAAATTGAATTCAAAGTTAACTTCAACACGCTTTGAAGAACATTGTAATAAATGACTTCATCCTCTGTTTCTTTCCTTTGTTTTAATAATTCAGATGATTTATTTTCTTTTAATTCTTTTTCTATTTTCGATAAAGCCTTTTTAGCCTTATTCATGGCTTTCTTAGACTCTACTCTTTCTCCATACACTCTATTAATAAGAGTTGGTAAAATTCCTTTAAACTTTTGAGTATAAAGAACTCCTGCTTTAGAAACAGATATTTTCTCTTCTTTAATAAAGTTATTAAATTTTTCTGCTTCTAGTTTAGTTGTCTTTCCGTTAACTAACTTAATTTCTACCTCAGAATCTTTTTTCCAATTACCAGTAACAATCTTACCAAGTTTCGTTTCTGGGGAAATGTTTAATGTAATAATAGTATTAGGATAAAGTGAGTTGACGTCAAAACTAACTACACTTTCCTTTAACCCTCTTTCAGGTTCTCTGACATACCCTCCTTCGAGCGCTTCTGTGTCACTTTCATTTTTAAATGTCGGAATAATTTGACCTTCATTATAAGCTTGAATGGCAATAGCCCCTGAAAGAATACCTATTTTACCCAAAGCCGCTTCGAAGTTAGTACACCCTTTATACGAAAGCATTCGAACTACCTTTAAGAAATTTAATTTATTTTCTAATTTACGTAATAGATCTACGTCTTGAATATTATACTCAACAAATTGATCCCAATTTTCATTAGCCAGGTTAGCTAAATTGGTAGCATTGTAAGCCAATTTACCTTCCTTCAATTCATACTCTGCAATATAATTTAATGAATATGATTCTCTGTCACCGAAACTATAAACTTTATAAAGTTCCATATAGTCAAGAGAGCTGACTCCACTAATAGTCCACTTACCCGCCATTTGACCGAAACGATCTCTAAATTCTCTAAAATGTAAATTTCTTACAGGAGACAATTGATTAATGAAATCTCTACCGATAATATTTGTGGCTCGATTGATAATGTAAGGCATATCAAATCGTTCACTATTCCATCCACTTACAATGTCAGGTGGATCTGCTTTCCAATGATCCACAAAACTTATAAACAAATCTTCTTCAGAGCGACACTTAAAGTAAGTTATATTTTTTTGTTTTGGTGTGTAATCTACGTTTAATCCCCAAGTATAAGTGTGATCTTTTAAAGAGTCGTATATCGTAATAAGATTAACAGCTGCTTTTGCATCTTTAGGTTCTGGGAAAAAATCAGGACAATGGACTTCAATATCGAGAAAATAAATTTTTAAAGGAAATTTACTAAAATCTTTTTCGTGAATTTTATCCTTAAAAGTCTCAATAAGAAATTGCTGTTCTACCGGAAAATTACCGAAAAGCCTTTTTGTGGTAGATTCTGTAACAAATTTATTTCTTTCAAAGGAATTTTTAAAGTAATGTTTTTTTAAAGGTGTTTTGAAAATAGAAACAGCATCTGTTGCATTTTCCTTTTCAGTATAAAGAAAAGGTGTAAATGGAATTTCTGTATCAATTCGTGTTCCTTCTTCTGACCACGTTCTTAAAAAGACAGTTCCTTCTCTTGGAGAATAATAAGCGTTTCTATACACACATTAATAATACATCAATATATGCAATTCTCAAGTATTAAGGGTTACATTCCTTGAGATATTTTCTTTCTGGAGAACCGAAAGGGGTAAAATAGGCTTCGTAATGTTTACCTAAATTCTTTTCATCTTCTAGCCAGAAGTTGTCTGCAAATGCTCGAGACTTTTTACAAAGATCTGCATATCGACTTTGATCTTTCAAAGCATATTTGATTTGATCGATAAATTCATCTCCTGTCTTATATTTTAAGAACGCATCTTTATAGGTTACCATATCAGGACATACAGCGGGTAATCCCAAAGCACCTGCTTCAATTAATTTAATATTACTTTTTGCTCTGTTAAAATTATTATCTTGAAGGCAAGCAAATGTTAATTGACTATCTGAATTTGCCATAGCTTCAGGAAATTCTGGAAGAGGGACCCAAGGATAGTATGCAATTTCTCCCTTATCAATAAACGGTTTTAATGGGAGTGGGAAACACCCATAAAATTGCCATTTAAACATAGTACGTGTTTTAATAACAGCTTGGATAATATTAGCAAAATCATCTTGTTGATTGGTTCTATTAGTCACGTCTACGTGAGTACCTGAAGCAAAAATAGAAATTTTTGGTTTCTTTTTATTTTTTTCGTAGGATTTTAAAAGGTTACCCAAATTATAATAGCGATCAAACCACCATTTTTGTAAATAATTAGGAATAACAGTAGTAGCTTTATTACCTGTCTTGTCAATAAAGTAATCTCTCATAAAATCACAGGTCACTGTAACTTCATCACAAAGATTCATAATTTCTAAAATAGAGCTTCGGATTTCGTCTGAAGTAAAAGCATCTTTATTTCGATTATAGTCTGGAATATCTTCTCTAAAAACAATATCATCAATTTCATAAATGAGTTTAAAATCATTTTGTTTTGAGAGTTCTTTAAGAAACTTAACAAATTGTAATTGAACCGGAGTAGCTTGACGTTGAATCTTAACTGCTTTAATGTGTTGATAATATCTAGGATCTAAAACCATGGTAGTAGACTCCATAATGATAGCTTTTTGATAAAGATTCAACATATTGTTGGGTGCCATGCAACGATAAAAAGCGCAACCGCCGTAATCTGCTAAATAATTTACTGCTCGGGGAAGATTTTGACCAGGAACTTCTGGAGGAGGTAGTGATTGACCACCAACAACTCTAGTAAATTGAACTGAATCGGGAATAAAAGGAGGCAATCCGACAGGCGCTCCAAGATTATGTGCAAGACCTGATTGTTTGACTATATAATTTGACATAAGATTATTAAACTATGTATGTGAATCCGTTCTTCTTTTCAAGCATAGTAATACTATCGGCTTTATCCAGAACGGTAGTTCCACGATGAGTAATGATATAACAATTTTCTTTGTATTTCTCCATTCTCTCTCTGAGAACTTTTAGAACCAATTCTACTCCTTTATCATCCAGAGAAGAATCCAAGAGTTCATCATAAAAAATTGTAGAAAAATGGACATCACCTTGCATTCTTCTGATATCTAAGAACGCAAATAAACTAGCCAAATCAATTCTTTTTCGTTCACCACCAGAAAAATTAAAATAAGATCTCACTTCACCTTTTTCGTCTGTGATATTTTCATCAAAAAATTCATTAAACGTACATAAACAATTAGCTTGTAACTGCTCCAAATAATAAGCTAAACGAGAATTAAGAACCTTTAGTATTTTACGAACAATATAAGATTTAACCCCTTCTTCAGATACTACAAATTTAACACATTCTAATACAGATAATTCATTATCAAATTTTTCCAATTGAGATTTGTGTTCATTTAAATTATTGAGAAGTTCTTTTACAGAATTTTCTAAAAGTTTATTAGACTCTTTTTTAATATTTTCTTCTTCTACTTCAAAATCTTTAATACTATCTATTAAAAAAGATATTTTAGTTTGTATGTTCGAATTTTGTTTAATAAATTCTTGAATTTTTTGTCTTTTAGAATTGATATTGTTAATTTCAGACTCTTTTTCGTCTTGTTTCTTTTCTGCTTCTTCTAAAAGAAGAGATATTTCATTTTTATTCTTAGTAAGTTCTTCAATTTTATTAGTAATTTTTGAAATATTTTCTTCTTTATGTTTAATATCATCTTCTGAATAGGGTCTATTACAAGTTGAACAAATAGCATTGACCTCCCCAATACTGTCTAAAACACTCTTTTCGTGTTTAATGGCTGTTTTATATTCTGTGACTTTTTCAAAAATATCTTTTTGTTGATTCTTTATCTCTTTTAATTTTTCTTGAAGAGAATTAATTTTGGTGACAAACAATTGATCAACATTTTCAGGAATTTCATGAAAAGACTTTTTAAGATCTTCTATTCTGGAGTGATTATCTTCTATTTTCTTTTGAATGTTAAAAATTTTAGAAGTTTTATTGTCTACAAAAAAATCTAATTGTTGTTTATTGATATTGTAATTTTTTTCAATTTCTGAATGTTTAGCGTGGCTAATTTCGTAGTCTCTTTTTTTCTCGTTGTATTCTTCACGAACTTTTAAAAGCATTTCAGAAAAAATTTCTAAATTTAAAATACTTTCAATAAATTTTCTTTTATCTACCTTAGATTGTGCCATAAACGGAATAGTGTTGTTTATGGTCATAATAACAGAATTTTGGAAAATTTTACTATTAGAATGGATTAACTTACAAATAAATTCATTGGTTTTGGGGAGTGTTGATCTTGTAACATCTTCTCCGCCCTTAGAAATGAAACATTTAGTTGGTTGCAATGTGCGAATGATTTGATAACAGTGAGTGACTCCGTTATGAGTAATGTCAAATATTAATTTAGCCTCGCAATCTTTCTTGGTTTTAGAATTAACAATAAGATCTTTATTAAGTTCTCTGATGGTTGTTCCGAATAAAGCGAAATGCAAAGCTTCCACTACCGTAGACTTTCCTACTCCATTTTTAGAATCTTCTTTGTCTAAATTAATACCGGTGATAATGTTGACACCAGATTTAAAATTTAAATTTACAGGAGTATTTCCTATAGAAAGAAAGTTTTTAACCTCTAAGGTTTTAAAATTAACTAAATGCACTTTTAAATTATAAATTATTTTTTTTACAAATCCATGATTTCATTTATTTGCAAATCAAGTTTTTTGATATCCTGGTCTACAAAAATAAAATTATGCCAATCGAACTCATTTATTTTTTTCATTACAATTTGGTAATATTCTTCGTTATACTCTTTTAAGAAGTGCTTTTGTTTATACAACTCAACAAATTTTAAATTTAGTCTTAAATCGTGCTGTATGACCCATCCTAACGATTCTACGACAAATCTACTACCACTACAACCATCAACATATTGTCTTTCTGGTATAATATAAAAACCACCAAACTTGTTTATTAATTGAAGCATTTTAAATTCAATACCCGGTGGGCCATACAAATAATTTAATTCTTCTAAAAAATTAATATTTTCAGTAGAAGCAAAAAATATGTCGGTAGATAAGCGATCATACCCATTCCAATAACTACCACCATAAATTGAATTTTGTTTATCCATTTCATTGAAAATAGATAAAATTTTTTCTTCATTTAATAACCAACTATCTACCCCTATTTTAACCCATTTATTAATTTTATTATTTTTTAATAAGTTGTAACCCCCAATTATTAAATCTATTTCACCTTCTATATGCCCTTTATTAATACACTTAAAATCGGCGGTAAAATTTTTATCATTTCCATTATAACATAAAGCTATATTGGGTTTAATAATTTTATAAGAATTAAAAATTTCTTTTAAATAAGGCCAATAATTTTCTCTATTATTAACCGTAATGATAAAATTAACATTCATTAATATAAATTACCAATAACACCCACCTTCAATATTTTTAAATTTTTCTGGGGTTTCTTCCAATGAAGGTCTTGCCCAATACTCATTATAAAAATGTTTAGCAATAGGGCCATTATCCCACCTTGATCCTTTAATACCAAATAACAATTGTAAAGGTCCCCCTAAATGGATTCCTTTTTTACCACTTCTTTTAGCATGAGCTACTAACGGTAAGGCAGAAGCTCCGGCTCCTATTAAAAGAACATCATAGTCTGTATTTGACATTAGTTTTTTAATATTTTCTATCATTTCTTTCCAAGAAGAATAAGGACTGGGTTTATCAATTCCAGGAGAATGTTGGTGTTTGATTGTTAGTAATTTAAAATCTGGGAGAATACGTGGATCTTTCCATAATTTATCTTTGATAGAATATTGTTTTTGGATTGTTTCTACAAAAGGAGAAATAACCAACACTTTTTTATTCTCTAAATGTTCTGTCCATGGAGAACCTGAATAAAAAGGTTCCAGACTTTGAAGATCTAATAATTCACAATTTGGTGAATTTTTTTTAATATATCGAGCTTCAAAATCTAAATTAAACATAGACCACCAAGCCAAAGAATCTATATCTTTTAAATCAGTTGTGATTTGGTTAATAAAATCAATTCTGGCTTCTTCTGTTTTAGGAAAAACTCCAGTATTATTATATGACTCTTCTATAACATTAGGTGCCCATTGGACTGATTGGTTTTTGTGTTGGAATAAAAAATAATTGTAAATACAAATTAATTCACAATTGCCTATCTTACCAGTAGCGAAAGGTTTATCATCTTTAAATTTTTCATAAAGATAAAAAGAACCATCTACAAAATTTTTCTTAGTAAAATTCATTTGCTATAAATATTGTATTTAAAATTTGCAATATAATCACTACACACACCTAAGCAATTTGAAATAATGTTAGGATATCGTTCAGGTAACACATCTATACTTTCTTTAATTTTATTTTCACTTGGAAAAGCCCAGATGTAATTTTTACTGGTTAAAGTAATTTTATCATTTTCATGCCAAAAATAATGCATATCTTTACTGTGTAAATTAACAACAGCTTCAATATTTTTACAATGAACCCAAAGTGAGTCTTTTCTATCGTTTAACCAATTGTAATTTATTTCATATTGTGGTATATCATGTCCTAAAAACCATTTTTCATTTTTTAACCATACATCTATTTCCACATCATAACCTTCATCTAATGCTGAGTTAATATATGAGGGTTCATTTTCATATAATTCATTTTTCCCATTTATATTTCCCCTGTGTGATATGAGTATCACAATTATCTTTCAAATATTATGTTATGTTCATTGTCATGGCAATCATTAGGTATTATATTTTTAATTTTAAATTTATTTTCTTCAAGAAATTGAATAATATTGTCTAAATGATTATCAATATTAATATATAAAGGGTTTTGTTTAAATGCTTCTACACTACCTGCACGAAGAATGTTGATAAATTTACCTAAGGACTTTAATACTTTAAAATCATTTCCCTGTGTATCACAATGCAAAAAATCTATATGTGATATTTTATTTTCTTCTATAAATGTATCCAATCTAGTAACTTCAACTTGTATAGTTTCTGTTATTTTGAAATCTGTTCTACCTGGCCAGGTTTGATCTAAATTATTTTCAAATTTATTTAATGAACTACACCCCCAATCAGATTGACCTGCAATATTAAATTCAGCAACCCCGTTATAATCTGAAACTGCTTTAGGTATTACTATATAATTTTTACAACTTTTTTTGTATAAAAAATTATTTAATAAATATGGTGTAGGTTCAAAAGCATACACCATATTTTCTTCCTTTATATATGATTCACAACTAGAACCATTATTTGCACCAACATCAAATATTATCATATTGTTTTAAAAAAGTATCTAAATCTTCGGGAGTTCCAATTCCCCACATTTTTTCTATTTCAAATGTTTTTATTTTTTTATTGTCACTTATTGCTTCATTAAACACAGGGCAGACGTAAAATTCATTATTAGTCCGAATATTTTTATTAATCATCTGTTCAGTATATTTTACATAATCCGAACCCCTTTTCCAGTAATATACCCCAACAGTAGCAATATCACTAATTGGATTTTTTTCTGCAACTTGAATTACATATCCGTCATTGTCTATTTTAGCAAAAGACCACTTAGGATGTGTAGATTTAAATACCAATATACCACCATCACAATTATTTTCATTCATCTTATACATGAATTCATTTGAATCCCAATCAATATACTGATCAGAGTTTGCCATAATAATAGGATTGTCATTGTTGATATGTTCTTTTGCTAGTAAAGTTGTACATGCAGCACCTTCTGTAAGGCCTTCAATCTCTACTATCTTACAATTTGGTGTTATTAAATTTAACAAAGTATCAAGATTATATTTTTCTCTATGAGTTTTTTGTACCAAATATATATAATTTGCATCTATGTTTAAGGATTCAACTACTACCTGTATCATTGGTTTTCCTTTAACATCAATTAAAGGTTTCGGAAAAGTATACCCAGCCTTTTCAAATCTTGAACCCGCACCAGCCATTGGTATGACCACATTTAATTTTTCATCTTTCCATTTAGGCATATAATATTCCATTTTATTTAATTCATTTAAACGGAAGTTAATATTTTTTATTGTAACGTCATCTGGATCTTTCACACGCAAAATATTCGCTCTACTTCTGTGAGCCGCAAGTAGTCCGTGTGGTGAATCTTCTACTATTAAAGTTTCTTCTGGTAAAACACTCATTTCTGAAATACATTTCCAATAAATTTCAGGGTGAGGTTTACTATTTTTAGCATCTTCATTTGATACAATTAAGTCAAAAAATTCAATAATATTTAATTTTGAAAGAACTGTTATAACTGTCTTTCTTATACTATTACTACCACAAGCTATTTTATAACCTTTTTGTGATAAATCACTTAAACAATTTCTTAAACTATTTGATTTTTTTAAATTTTGAAGTTCATTTACAGTGTATTTTTGTTTTTCTTTCCAAACTTTATCATACTCAGATACATTTAATTGTTTTTCTTTAGTCAACATTTCTAATTTTTGAAATGTTTTTAAGCCATCATATCTGTTTAAATGATCTTCCCAAGAAATACTATATTTTTCACCTAACGCTTTATTAAGTGCATCAAAATGTATTTTTTTTGCCTTTACTAAAACACCATCTAAATCGAAAATTATTAATTTTATCATGGAGAATCACTCCCAAAGTTCACTATATGTCTTAAAGTAAAAGGCACATACACTCGTTCTATCTGAATGTCTGGTCTTTGAACTAGGTGATGTTTTAATATAGTTTCAGGATGAAACCATACTTTATTCTCATAATACTCATCTATTTTATCATACAAAGAACAGTAATATTTTATATAATCAGGTTTACCCCATGCACAAAGATCAAAAATACCTCTATGGTAATTACCTCTAAAAGGTATACATAGTTTATCTGTATCAAGATGGGGAGTTATAGATGTGTGGCCATATGCATCAAAACGTGTTATTAAAATTGTATCATACAACTCTTCGCCAATTAATTCATATACTTGTTTTCTCTTTCTCCACATGTTTAAAGTATTTGATGGTTTGCAACCATTGTCCTTGTAAACATATTTACAAGTATCTATTTTCAAATAATTGTGATCTGGATTTTCTAATACATATTTTTTAGGTTTATAAAAATCTAGTATTGTATTTATCTCGTCGCCTTCATATGTGTGTAAGTATACATCCGGTGATAAATCTTTAATGCAAAAATTATAAATATTATCAAGGAATTTTAATCCCTCTCTAATTTGTCCCGTTATGCATACTGCTATTTTCATTATACCTTTTTAAAGACAGAAAACCCATTTCTTTCTGTGTCTGTTTTTAGTAAGATGTGATCATTTCTGTTAGAAAGTTGTCTGTTTATTTCTTTACATTTTAAAGCGGTGATGTCGTCTAATACCAAATATTTGTATCTAGATTTTAATTTAATAAATTCAGGAATTGTTGAAAATTCTCCCCCATCTAATAACAGCAAATCAATTTGTTCTGGAATTTTATCTAAAACATTCGGGCATTCTTTATATCCTTCAACATCCTCCCATAACCATTGTTGTTGTTCTGGACCAAGAGTAACACCTTTAAGCCAAGTCAAGTCATATACATCAATGATTCTTCCGTAAAGGGAATTTACAAAATCTTTGTAAGGTTCAAGATTTTGAAGAGCTAATTTATATTGTTCTTTATTACTTTCTAAACTAATAAAAGTTTTTTTAGAACCACTATCTTTAATACCATCAATAATGCAACGAGTAGAACCAGCTCCATTCCAAGTACCAATTTCTACAATAGTGTTTACATCTGGTTGTTTGGCTAATTCGTATAACGTTTCACCTAGTTTACTGTTTCTGTTAATTTGTCCAATCATTTTAAATGTTTTTTGAGGTTTCTTGGATTAATGTTATCCAATAATTTAAATTTAATTTTTCTGTTTGTTTAAAGCAACTGCCATTTTTATATTGTTCAATATAAGGTTTGAGAAAATCATTATTGACTTCATTCCAATCTGTTATTTGAATGATGGGCAATCCTTCATATCCATCAAACATAAAATGTTTTTCAACAATAGGAATACAACCAAAATATAAAGACTCCCAAGTCCTGTGTGTGTCTATGCCATTTCCTCTTGGAGAAGCTACAAATAAAAATTCTTTTATTCTATTGGTGTATTGTTCGTATGTGATACGAGAATCTTGTATACACATATTATTGTTTAGTAATATATTTCTTACTGAATTTCGAGAAGGGTGTGTGTTTCCAAAATTACAATACAACTTGTTTATTATTTTGTTTTTAATTCTAAAATCAAATGCGTTGTTTTCTAATATAGGAAAATTTGTATAACTTCCTTTATTTAATGTAAAATGATTTTCAACCCCGATTGGTAGTGGTATTAAATCGGGGTGTCTGTAATCTACATTCTGAGCAAACCATTTGCGAATACATTCGGGTTTGTGATTAAAAACTTTTTCAGTAATAGCATGATCAGAACAATGACTTATCAATACAAAATTTTTATCTTTACATTGATTTAATTCTTGAAATAAATTTCCCAAATAATCAGTTTTACACCAGATGATTGTTTTATCTGGCAAATTTTGTAAACTATCCTTTCTATCTTGGTCGATGATTACATTAGCTACAGATTGTAAATTAACTCCATTAATAATATTTTTCATATAAATTTCCAAGGTAATCGAGATTGGGCATAAGTTCTGTCTTTGATAAGACCGTTTAATAATCTAAAATGGAAGAATAAAGATTGTTGATTATTTTCTTTCAAAAAAGAATCTGCAAACAATCGAAAACAACTATCTATGCAGTGTATTTCTGTGGCATTTTCTAAAATTTTAGTATATTCAAAAATGTTAGAAGTTAATTTTAAATCCGGTTTAATAATTTTTAAATTTTTATTAATAATATGTTTTTGATCTATGACAAAATCTCTAGAGGGATCATCGTGCAAGAAAATATAATTTTCTGGTGGATTAATTTTTTGATACAATTCTTCTTCTTTAACTCGGTCTCTTTCAATATAAAAATCAGTCCATCTTTTTTTAAAATCAAGTCCTACCTGTTTATAAAATGCATGATCAAAAGTAGTACCTTGTATGTACTTCATGATGTGGTGATGTCCCACACGAATAATATTTTTGGGGTCTATTTTGGCCAGAAAAGGTGCGATATCGTGATCATCTAAAGGTATAATATTGATATTAGTGTCTCTATACATATAGAGAATATTTTCATGATACATTGGTTTACAAAACAAATGAATGTTTGGGGTTATCCGTTTGTGAATGTTGCGAACCAATCCATTACAAACAATGTGATCACCTAAACCCAGATGATGATGTATATAAAGTTCTTTAAGAAGTTCTGCCATAAATTAATCCTCGATGATGCCAAAAAACTGTTTGATAGGGACATTTATCTGGTCTTGTTCCTTCTCCGCATTCTGATGGTGATGGTAGAAAGGGAATTTTATGTTTGATTCCCAAAAGAGATAAAATTGATTGATCATGACGGTGATCTGTAAATTCTGGGTAATTATCACCTAACAAATTAGGTTTATCCGTAAGAATATCTTCATCTTCACAATACTTTAAATATTCTTTTACAAAATTAACAGATTTTTCATTCTTTTTATAAAGTTGCAAATTACCGGAACATTGCATTCCTTGAACATATTGAGATTCATCACAATTCATTTTCACAAAACAATCTTTTTTAGTCCATTGATTGTTTAACCAAATTTGTTTATGGGGATTACTATCTCTATTTTCGAATAATAAAATTCCTCCAGTCTTTTCACATAATCTAAACAAACAAGATATATCTTTCACAATAGCTGTTCCACTATCAATATAAAATAAAAAATCCCCTTCATCCAAAATAGAAAGAACTCTGTCTATAAAATAAGGCTTCCATAACCAATAACCAACTCCTCTTCTTTGTTTAAGAATATGTTCATTCTTTTTATAAAAATTTTCATCTATATCCTTTAATGAAAAAGAAGCATGCCCATCAAAATAGGATTTAGATTGTTTTATTAACTCACTTTGGCTAGTTACTAAAGGAGGATTTTTGTCTGCAAATGTTACTAAAATTTTTTTCATAAATTTTCTTTTAAATACAAATCACTATTTATTTCTTCATTCAAAGTAGGTAAACTATTTTTTATCCCTTTATCATCTAATCTATTTGTTAAAATATTATTAGCAACGTAAAACCAAGATTGTATAATTTTAAGATCTACTGTCGATTGATTATAAAAATGTTCTTTAGTTTGATGATTTGAATCTCCATTATGAATAGGGTGTAAAATAGAATAAGGTAATTCGTTAAGGGTTTTAGTCTTACCGTATTTTTTACATAAAACATAATAAGCTGTATCCCAAAAATATTTTCCAAGTATTAAAGGTGGAAATTTGTCTCTATTTTTTAACCACCATTCTTTTTTAATACAAAACAAATCAAAACCATGAATGTTGTAATTTACTGGAGTATAACATTCCCCATTCTCATGTAAATTTATATCTACTCTAGAAGCAATATAACAATCATAATCAAAATCTTCTATTTCATTTAAAAAATTTTTTTGAATAATAATGTCATCATTCAAAAACACAAAATAGTCACAATCTTCATTCGATAAAACGTCAAAGATTTCAGAGACTATAGGAAATTTATACGAAGAATGTGAGATATAATATTGTGAAGATTGATACAATTTTAATGTTTTATTGAAATCTTTATATTCAAAATAATCATCATTAAACTGTAAATTTACAATATGATTATTTTCAGAACTTATTTTTTTTAAACTTTTAATGCAGAGTTTTTGTCTGGTGTTTAAATCAGAACTATCTTTATAGGTATTGATTCCAAAAACTATTTTCATTTTAAATTATAACTAAAACCAGCAAATGTCGTTAATATTTTTTTCATTATTAGATTACAAGTCAAGAAATATAAAAATTCAATTCAGTTTGTTCTATACTATTTTGTTTTAAAAATATTTAAAATTTCATTATATTTAGAAGTATTTTTTAAAATCTTCAACATTAAAACATGTATCGCCAAAACAATACTTATTGTCGATTATAGAGTGTGAATTATCAACATATTTATTATTATTAAAATATGTTGATTTATAAAAATATGGAAGATATGTGTATGTATAAAACAGTAGATTCTTGATAAAAATTATTATCTAAAAAATATAAATTAAATTACTCATATTTTTTAAATACAAACTCTTTAAGCCCTTTCTTTTTATCAAATTGGTGAATAATTGTAAATGGGTTGTTTGTTTCTGGGTTGTAAACTATATTATTTTTTACCCATAAAGATAAATCACTTATTTCATCTTGTTGCGAAAGATGTACAATATAATCATTTATTAAATGGCTAAGTGTTTTAAATTTGAGGGTTTCAGTAACATATGTAAGGTAGTTCAAAATAACCTGATCATATGCAAAATAATTTTGTCTTGCTAAAACATTACCTAATTCCATTGCAACTTTTTTTTGATAATCTATAAGTTCATCAATCGGCCCGATAGTTACACCACAATTTAATATTTTTTTATCTTTAACTTGATCGTAATACTCATTATATCCTTGTTTAAACCATATACTATTAGTTTCGCAATCTTTATAAAAGTGTCTTTCTTCGCCTAAAACCAACCCACAATTTGCAAAGTTATTATTATAAACAACAAATGGATCATTTTGAAAAACAACATCAACATCTGTTAATAAAATGTTTTTATATTTGTTTGTTTTTTTAAGTTCTTTTAAAAAAAGATAAAATAAAACTGGTTTTAAATTATAAGGAGTGAGGGTCGCAACATTATATTTTTTTATCAAATCAAATACATTAATAAAATATATTTTTTTAGAATTTAAGGGTATGGTATGACTATTGTGATCAGTTATCATAAACAGATCAGCATCTACGCATTCATTAAAACTTTTAAGATATGGTTTTAAATAATCATATTTAAAATTAACAGATAAAGATATAGCAGCATTCATGATTTGAAATAAATTTGTTCAAGCTCTTATTTGTTTTAAAAAGAAACGTACTATAATATATTATTTTGGATTTGCCGTTTTAACAAGACATTTTTTTAATTTTTTTTATTTTTTCTAAAATGCTTTCTCTCGAAACATTTGGTATTTGATTGACCATCACACCATGTTTCTGAATGAACAATTTCCATTGTTCCTGAATACGTTGTTCTCTATTGCCATCAGGTCTTTCAGCTTGAAGACGACTAACAGCTACTGGATTGTTTTTGATATAAAAATCTGAATTGGTGATATCAGCGAACCACCAAAAAGGAGCTGCGTAGTCTTGTTGTGACTCTCTATATGCCATATCAATGTCAAATGGATCTCTAAATTGAGAATCATAAAATCCTACTTTATCATAACACGATTTGTGGTGATATGTAAATTCATTACACATATTGTTATAAAAAGAAACACTAATATTTTTAGAATATTCTATCACAAGACGGGGTGTTCTTTTTTCTGGTGTACCTGATTCCCAAGATGTACTAACAAAAGAAAAATATTTCAAACCCGAAACTTTAGAGGTTTCAATATATTTTTGAAAAATATTAGAATCTTGAATGATCATATCATCTTCAATGATAAAAATATGATCACAATCTTCTTTTAACAAAGCAGTAATAGCGTCATTCCGACAAACTGCTGGATATTTGTTTACTGTATGTTGAATCCAATGATTGCCATAACGTTTAGAATATTCATCTCCTCCATTTACTGTAACTAAATGATCAATTTTAGTTTGATCAATACTATTAAAAAGATCTTTATAATAATTTTCTGAATTATAAGTTACAATTCCTACTCCTATTTTTTCCATAATTTTTTAATCTCCTTTAACGACTGAATTGTTTCTTCTTTACTAGCTACTTTGGTATATGGATTTCTTACATCAAAATTATTTTGTTCGGCAAAGTAATCTGCCATGTTATGAAAATTTTGAATCCAATTTTGATCTTTTCTAATAGTAGACCCCGAATGATTGGAATCTTGTTCTGAAATATATTTCGAACTATCCGCAATATCTGCAAACCATCTAAATGGGGGATGCATTTGTTTTTCAATAATTTTATAGGTATGATCTACATGTTCTAAAGCGTTGTGGTAATATTCATCCATATAACCACATTCTTCAATGCATCGACGAGTGTAAAAAGACAAAGCTCCGTAAACATTCGGATAAAGACAAATCGCACAATCTTTAGAATATTCTACCTGTAAATTAATAGCAGGAGATCCGTCTGGTTTATAATTGTCATTACCATGAAATGCGAAATTAAAATGTTGAATACCAGACAATTTAGAAGCTTCAATGTACTTTTGAAAAACTTCAGTGTCTTTAATAAGAATGTCATCTTCTAAAAGAAACAAATAATCATAACCGATATTCATCAATTGTTTCAAAGCTATATTTTTAGCTTTGCCAACTCCACTTCTTGGTTTTTCTGTTTTTCTACAATGATGGGGTTTGTTTATACCAGACAAATCAGATTCACCATCATTAATAACAAATGGTAAAATTTCTGAAGACGGTAAACAATTTAACAGATTATTAACATAATCTACTCTATCACAGGTAATAATAGCTACTCCAAAATTATTTTTACTCATTTTGTACTAAAGAAAGTTTATAGAATTCTAAACACTTATTTAAAATTTGCTCCTTTGGAACTTCTGTTTCTAAAAGACCAACAAATTCTTGTAAGGCTTGATCAATATCAAAACTAAACTCTTCAATCTCTGTAGCAGATAGTTGCATTTGTTCAAAGATATTAAAGTCTGTTCTAACGTGTTTAGGTTGATGTTGAGCAAATTTGGATATGATCAAATCTAAGGTTTGAGTATCCATTTTTTTATCTACATCTACAGCAATAAAATTATTATGAAGAAGAGAAGGAAGCTCTTCTGGTTTAATATTACCAGACAATAGGTCAGAAATTTTTATCTTGATGTGTCTTGGTGTGTTGTGGTTTTCGACAAATTCCACATCCAAAGTATCAGTATCTAGGATATGAAATCCTTTTATTTGGCCTCTTTCACCAAAATCCATTTCATAGGGTGAACCTAAATAAAGAATGCTTTTACCGTTTGGATACTTTCTATGTTCTCTTAAATGAAAATGACCCGAAAGAATAAGATTAGCTTTATTTAAAATAGAATCAGATCCAAGACCATGATCGCACACTTTAAATTGATTCATTTTAAAGTTTTGAATTTCAAAATGTCCGATTAAAAGATCACATTGTGGTATAGATTCTAATTCAGTTCCCCAAGGACAAAGACAAATTTTTATTTTGTCTTCTATAGTAAATGGTGTTTCATCAACCACAAAAATATTCTTCTTACCTTTAAAAGGAGATAGAGAATTAACAGAAGCGTTATTTTTATAATAACTATCATGGTTTCCGGCTATCATGAGTAAATTAAAGTCTTTTAATTTTTCAATGACTTTAGCGCCAGTTTGGAGTGTGGTTAAATCTACAGAAGAACGATTATGAAAAAAATCACCACAAAATAAAATATTCTCAATACCTTTTGAACGAACTTGATTTACAAACCAATCTACCCAATCCAAAGCAATTTGATGCCATAAAGGAGAATCACGATGTACCCCGATATGAATATCAGTAAAAACTGCTATCTTTTTTTCTTTAAAAAAATTGTTAATCATTAACCTATAAAAAGAGAATTACTATCCTCTCGTTCATATCTAGTATTTTTTTGAAACGGAATATTTCCAGATTCTGTTAATACAGAATACACTTCATCTTGGTATCGATGGAGTGTGTCGTGTTCTTTCTTTTCTTTTTTAATTCTATTTTGAAACGCTCTAAAAGCCACTTTAGTAAAATAAGAAAAAGGGTTGTAACCTGAATCACATTTGAATCTGTGGCGTTTGAGGGCTGTAATCATTTTAATAATAGCATCGCCAATCATTTCTTCTTTATAGCTATACCTCAAAAAATTATGAGCATATCCTAAGCGTGTAGCAATTTTTTGAACCATGTCTGCTAGATTAGGATCTAGAAAACCTGTATCGTAAAATGACTTGATAAGATTTTCCATCTCTTTTGGGTCTACATAATTGGGTTTAAGTTCTTCTTTAGTTCTACGAACTCTCTTTTTAGGTTTTTCATCAAGAATTGCTGAAATATCAAATTCGTCCTCTTCTGTTTTTTTTCTTCTTGCCATAAGAATCAAAAGGAAATATACATTATATTTTATAAATATCAACTTTCCTTTATTTCTGTGATAGTTACAGGAATTTTTTCCTCTTCATATAACGTTAATCTTTCCATCATATGATTGTTGCCGTATTTTAAATTGTCCCAAATATCAAAAATGGTAGCTCTTTTTTTAGAAGAGTGTTTTCTCAGAGTTCGACCAATAGACTGTATGATTTTAATTTTAGCTTTTCCGATAGCAGCGAAAACAATATTGTGGAGATTTTTAATGTTAATACCGGTGGAAAATATTTTAGAAATAGCAATACACACTACATTATCTTGTTGTTCCATTAAACTACGAATTTTTTCTCTTTCTTCAATATCTACATTACCATTTACAAAATAAACTTGTTTATCTGTATTAGTTTGTAAAACTCTTAAAAGTTCTTCTCCATGAATAATACGATCGACTAAAATCAAAGTGTTTTTATCTAGTTTATTGACTATTTTAGTGATAATAGAATTTCTAAAAGAATTAGTTTGAAGAAATTGAATTTCTTCTTCGTAAGCTTGAATAGGATTAGTAGCAGAAGATTGAGAGAAGCGAGGAAGATTAATGTATAAAAGTTTTAACACCGCTACAACTACTTCTGTGATGTAATTTTGTTCTCTTAAATCATAAGATTTCTTTTTATATAGAATTTTACCAAATTTACCGAAAATGTTCCATTGATCTAAATTATTATCGGGTAAAGTTCCAGTAAAACCAAAACGATATTTAGCGGGTATTTGATCTAAAATTTTATTAATCAAATTAGATTTTTTACAAACATGGACCTCATCTACAATTAATAGTCCTATTTCTTTTAATAAAGATAAATCTTGTTTTTCTGACTGTAAAATTTGAATATTGCAAACCACAATCTTAGCGTCTTTATTCGGAATATGATTTCCAGTCCACATTGTCACATCTTCAGGAGAAGTACCATATTCTATGAAGTCAGAGTGTGTTTGGGTTACCAATTGTATATTAGGAACCAATATTAATGTTTTAAGATTTTGTTGTTTCAGTATAGATAAAACTAGGGTAGCTATAACTAAAGTTTTACCCGCAGAAGTAGGTAGTAAAATAATACCTGATTTAGCTTCTAGTGCTTCTAAAATAGATTCTTCTTGATAGTCTCTTAAAGGAATGTTTAATTTGACTAGTTCTTTACCTAATGCTGGGGTTTGTAAGACTTTTTTAAAATTTTCAGTAATTTGAATATCTAAAGGGACATTTTGATCTTTTAAAAAATCTAAAATAGCAAAAAGCAAACGAGGCTCAAATCGGCCTTGTGGAGTAATAACATATTTTCTGGTTGGTGGTCGATAACCAACAGAAAAGCGTCGCTTAAAAGCTTGATCTTTGTCTTCTACGGAAAAATGTTCTCTTATAACAGGCAAATAATCGGTAGCTAAAATACCTTTCTTTCTGCCTGAGTCATAATCTACTGTCAATTTTATCATTAAGTTGTCTCAAGTTGGGTAATTGCTATAAGATTTTTAATGTCAAAACTAAGAGATCTAAAGTTAGCTTCGATTTTAGTTAGGTATTCTATTAGTAATTCATTTTCAGCAATTTGTTCATCAATTTTAATAATAACAGGATGATTATCAGACGCAGCATACACTGTTTTATGTGTTAACCCTACAGGAGATTCTTCTTGCATCTTTTCTGTAATTTTAACTTGAGCTTGTTTGCGTAATTTTTTAAGTTTGATGATTTCTTGTTTGTGAAACATTAATCGACCTACCCAATAGTGTCTGGTAGCAGGTAAGTCCATTTGAATTTGTTTCATGTTAAATTCATCTACCGTTACATACTTTTTAATTTCCTGTTCATATTTCTCGAATAAAGAAACTGAAGATTCTTTTAGATCATCCATAAATAGTTTACATTATATATCAAAATGAAAAGTTTCAAACAATTTTTTTTAAAGGAAGAAAATGTAGCTGGAGGTCCAACATCTGCTTTGGTTTCTCCTGACAGTACTTCTACTCCTAGTCAATTTTCAGGTCCTGGTATTTATAACCCAGGAGATAATCGAAGAGGTAAACCTTTATTCAAAAAAATTCAAAAACGACCTTTTCTGGATAAGAAAAACAAAAGAAAAAAATAATGGATCTGGGACACTGGACATTATCTGAAGGGGTTTTATGGGAAGATGATACTTTTGGATTCATCTATGAAATTACCAATAAATTGAATGGTAAATTTTATATCGGTAAAAAACAATGTTCTCGTAAAATTAAAAGAAAACCATTAAAAGGTAAAAGTCGAAAT